TTTTTGGTGTTGACGCTGGGTCAAAGCCAACGGTTATTGGTGACTGTCTTCCTGAAACTACATCAGGGTGGCGCATCATCGTAATTGCTTCTGCAACATTATCTTGGTGAGGGCGACCAGTAAGAACTAAGGCTTCATGGTCAGTAGATGTTACGGACTTAGCAGTGGTGGCGTTTGCTCCTAAATGCTCACTAGCGGCTCGTTGAGCCATAGCGGCAATTTGCGTAGGTTCAAGTTTAGATACTGGGTGTGCTTCTCCTACATTTACTCCTATTTCTGCGGCAAAACTAGGATCATGAACCGTAATAGTATGACCTGATGATTCTTTTGTTAGTCTATGAAGACCATGAAGTCCTGCAATTTCATCATCAGGCGATTTAGTAGATGATAGTTTTCCACCAATAGCCGCGGCAAGTAATGGGTCCATTTCTCCACCAGTAGCGGCGTGTTGCCTACCCTTGTGTTCACTGTACCAACCAGCACCACGAGGTAGTTCTCTCTGACCCGTAACAGTACTACGCATTAGAGCGTTATTCTTGGCTTGAGTAAGTAACTCAATCCGTGATTGAGTAGCACCTTTTAATGTAATTGGCTTATCTTTAATGGTTGGATCAGCCAGCATATCTTCCATATTTCGTTTTGATAATTCATACTTTGCACGACCTTCTTCTTTCATAGAAGAAGTAGCAAGTCGTGTGTCAATGTCAGCAATAGCCTGAGGAAGATTTGATCTGACATTTCCTAAAGGGCGCAACCCTGCCGAGATTGAACCTTGCTGTTTTTTAGTAAAGTCTTCCCACATTGCAGGCCGATCAATACCTGCCGCTCCGCGTCGTGATTCTCTCTCAACCATTACAGAACCTTAAACTTTCCTGGGGTGTAAGAACTATGACCGAAACGACCAGGAATATAAGAAGTCTTACCAGCCTTATAGCGGTTATAAGATGAGACGCCCTTACGGCGTAACTTATTAGAATCAAACTTCTGACCTGGGTTAGAAATTGTAGAGTTGCCGTACTTACGGCCCTCTAGGTCTAACTTCTCAGACTTGAAGTTCTGCATCGGGTCAAGCACAAATTCACCAATACCTGATGCATAGCGGGGCATATTGAGTGCTACTTTGCCACCAAGGGGGCTAGGCACGAAGGGGCTAGAAATCTTGGTAACAATACCAAAGTTGTCAGCGCGCGCCGTAACTAATTCATTACCTTTTTGGACGCGACGAAACATCCCCGCAACTGCCTGATAATTAGACAGTTCCGGGGATGACCCGAATGTACTACTCGGTGCCGGGCCAACTACCGAGAAATTCCCGGTATCACCCATGATCAGTCGTAAACGACTGTTGGGTTCGGGCGGTTCATGTGACCACCCGTGTTGTACGAGTATTCAAATTGCGGGATGTAGTCTCCAGCCATTGAACCCTGTACGAATTCACCAAGAACGGTCGGGGCTTCAATCCACGAAGACGACCCGATGTGGGCGCGCTCGCGCATTGTTTCCTCAGCGTACTTGTAGAACATCTCAGGGTTGTTATGGTTCTGTCGCATGGGCGACGGAGCGGTGTCCTCATAAGCACCAACGCCGAAGTCATAAGGGACATCGGTATCGGTGGCTACGCCTTCTTCAAAGCGGAGCGGGCCACGGTTACCCGGAATGCTTGGGGCGTACGAACGCTCAAACACTGGGGTGCCTTTTTCTGGGAACATGGGAACAGGTGCAACTGCCATCTATGGATTCCTCCTAGTAGGGGTTTATCTCCACTTATCGTACCATAGTTTACCTATAAAAGGGAGAGTTAAATGACTCCACCATTGGCATTACTTCTAATGCCGTCATACTGCAAGCAATTGCTAGAGAATCGGGGTAGTCATCAAATGCACCCTTCTCATCAGGAGCGGCGGCTAGTAGGTACGGGCCACGGTAAATCTTTTCAAGGTCGCACATCTGCTGGTTGAACTTTTTCCATGATCGGGTACGGCGCGCCTTGGAGTGACCAGGAATAATCAACTGCTCTCGTTGCATTAATTCGGTCAGGTGTACCCAACGCTCGTTCTGAGTCTTGGCGTCAGATGAGACAGCGACTACCTCAATCTCAGGGAGCAAGAGTTGTAGTCGCTCGGTAACAGCGCCACCTACACCTTGGGAGTCCACACCAATGCGGTAGACATCAAAGTTACGGATGAAGTCAATCATTTCAAAGTACTGCTGTTCCCACTCAACATTGTTGATTTCCAGCCAGTCAAGGACGCGGTGCTCAAAGAAACCGAACCCATCAGGGTGGTCCCAGTCCACCCACACGGCTGTAGCCACGGTGGAGTCATTGGTTCGCGCCACATCTATACCCATGACAATGGGGCTACGCCACCACTTCTTCACAATAGCCATAGACGGGTCGTACAGGCGCTCTAGGCGTTCCTCGGTGACAAACATACCCTTTTCCAAAATCCACTTGTTGCAGTAGGACATTTGGAACTCGTCTGAGTCTTCACCAATACGGGTCTTTTCCTTAGCAATGAACTTGCCGTAGTTATCGTTGTATTTAGCGGCAACTCGCCAGTCATACTCAAAGTGTGCCTGTCTGTGGCCCCGTCTGGCGTTTGTATCACGGCGCTTATTAAACTGGATCATCTTATAAAAGTAAGACTTATTCCTAGTAGCCGTGCCCGTAAGAACAATAGAACCGTTGTTGAACGCCAACATCGGCTTAATTGATTTAGAAATCATGAACTCATCGGCCTCTTGTGCTTCGTCAATCATGACGAAGTGGTAGGTCTTAGATTCAATCTTTGCCTTAGGGTTACAGGTCTGCATACGGCAGAGCGACCCTGACTTCTTCAGGCTGATAATACGACCCTTACCGCGAGCGCCACCTGATGACGCCTTATCATCAATCTCAGGATCAAGGAGGAAGTTCATGGCGTGTTCGCTGGTCAACTTGCTGACGATACGACCAAACACCGTGTCAGCCTGATCCTCAACGGGGGCAAACACACCACACCAAAAGCCCTTCTCAAACTTACCCAGCCATGTTGGGTAGACCTTGGACAGGCGCGGGAGAATGACCATCATGGATGCCATGACATTAGAAAGAACCTCAGACTTACCAGACTGACGGGTCGCAACGAGGGTTAGTTCTTCACCGTCGCCAAGGACGATGGACTCAATGATCCGATAGGCAATCGGGACCTGATAGGGGAACAGGGTGACATTACAGAACTCTTCGGTAAAGACGATTAACTTCATGACCAGTTGGTCAACGAATTCCGTAGATGTTTCGTCTAGTTCTTCCTCTTGATAGTCACCAATGTCTTCGTTGTATTCCGTATCCTCAACATCTGATTCTTCACTCATAAGAGTAAGTATAAAACAAAAATCAAGGCAGTATTACTTACTGATATCTCTGGAGGCGATTTCTTTTAATATCTCGTGGAATACTTCTGTGGCTTGGAGTACCTCAGCATTAGTACCATCACGGTAGCGCCAGTTATCAAATGACTGGCAGGTGTAGATCAGGCACTGCTCTCCCCATGTGGCTAACTCACTCTTAGTCATCTTTTGGAGTCGGGCAATCTTTGGAAGATCAGTCTTAGGTTTGCGTCTCATCATTTCCAGTCCCTGATTTCTTTTGCTTTGGCTTGAAGAAAGCGCCCCTGGACGGCAGTCATTAGACCGTCTTCCTCAGACATGTCTGAACCTACCTTAGAAATACCAATTTGAAAGGTATGTTTCTTAAGTTTTATTTGGATTCCTTTACCGACGCGCCAAGGAGCAGATGTCTGGCGCATAAACCCCCACGCAAAAAGGCGGGTATTAGGGGGAACAATATCTCTACAAATCCAGTACACAGGACCCACTGCCTGCACGGCGTTCATGGTATCCCTGAATATTAGGAACGATATGAAACAACTAATCAGTAGGGCGATGCCTGTCATGGGGGACATAAGGATAACGCTTACTATTACCCAAACGATTGACGCCAACCATGCTGACATGGCTAGAAATGCTCTCATTGTAATTCCTTGTTGTTAAACGGGCCAATTACTCTTAGTGTATCCAAATGGTTCAAGAATCTGTCTAATACCCTTACCCTTAGAACTGTACTCACGATAATTGCGGTAGATGTCTAATGGCATAGGTCCATACTTGTAAACGCCGCTGGTAGCACCAGCGCGGTTACGGAACATGACATATACATATCCGAGGATGTTATATGAGGAACCACCCTTGGATCGGTCAGTCTTAGCAATCCTGGAGAATTGCTTAGAGAGAACATTTAACCCCTCAGCAACGCTATCGCCAATACCCATTTCCTCAGTTACTTCATCTTGAGTGGCAACGGGAATGAACACATGAGCCACGACGCAAGAACTCTTGGTCGGACCCATGTAATACTGGTCTACTGGTTGTACCCAGTAGACCTCAAAGTCGCCACCGCTAGGTATGAGTTCATTCATACCCGCATATAAGTTTGTGGGTGGCAGACGGGCGCCAGTGGTCTTATCAATACGACCAGTAGAACCGCCGTCCCGTTGTCCTTCTTCTAATCTGTCCCAGACGCTTTGAGCGCCTGGACCTAATCCTCGTTTTTTAGTTGCCACTGTTTATCAGCCGAACATGGCTTTCCATGTCGTCGGACCAACAACGCCATCATAAGTGAGACCCTTGGACTTCTGCCAGTTACGGACAAGTTCATGGGTCTTGGCACCAAAGTCACCATCGGGCTTTGCGCCAACGATTGCCTGAACCAACTTGACGGCGTCACCCTTTGAACCCTGCTTAACGGGTGTTCCTGGGTAAGTAAAAGTAAGTGCGGGTGCGCCTGCTGGAGCAGGTGCAGGAGCGGCGTCTGGTGCTACGGGAGCGGGTGCGCCATTAGGGGTGGCATCACCGAGGCAGTACTGCCAGTGCCATGCCTCAAACTCTTTTGACTTAGGGTCAGAACCCTGTAAGTAAAAACCGTATGAAGGGGCGTTGGCGCACATCCAGGCAAGGCATGCTCCACCCATTGATGCGGTTTTACCGCCCTGATCGTAGCCAAGGTCAATAGCGAGACCCCAGCCATGGTTTGAACCCTTAAGACCAGTGGGGTCTGGGGCCGCCGAAGGGGCTTTACCCTTCTTGAGGTACCATGTCTTACCCTCGTACTTGCGTGTAACGCCAGTCCCAGTATCTTCGGTGACATAGCGATCCATAAACATTGCCAACTGACCTTCAAATGAGCGGTAGTCGCCCACATTCTTCAGTTTGAAGCCAGCGGCGAGAGCGGCGTCGTACAATTTATTGAATTGCTCTGCGACTGGTGCGTACATCTTTCCGCCAGTCTTAACGGGAGCCAAAACACTCGGGGCTAACTGACCGTTCTTAAACTGCTTAAGTGCGGTGGGCACTACTAGTTTGATGCAGGGGTAATTCATAAATGTCTCCTTTAGGCTGATCCACCATGGATGCCAGTAGTTGTCTTTAACCAGAATACATTAGAAAACTGGTCGTCGTCGCTTGCAACAATGATCATATCACCCGGAGTAGGTACAGACCAGACGCCACTAATTGACTCCCTATCCACATAGGAAAGGGGTAGATAACTATTTTCACCCATAACATGGGGCAAAGACACATAGATTTCACCCGTGGTGCTGTCAGACGATTTAACAAGCGCCCTATAAATCTTGCCACCTGGGTTAAACATTATTCAGCATCCATTCTTCAGGGGTATTTCCTTCAGCGACCCATACAAGATATTGCTGATAGTCAGAGTTGGCAGGGTCAAATGGTATCAATGCGCCATCTTCTATGCGTTCAACCAGATTTTGATGTTCAACTACCCCACGAGGGTTAATATATGCAACTAATCTATACATTACAACTCCGCCGCAACTGTGTATGAATAAGTAAAACTGGAGTACGGGAAACCAGTGTTAGAGCAAGTTTCTCGTATATAAACACTTTTATCTGTTACTGAGGATGTAGACAAAACAGCATTATCGTTGCTTGTAAAACTATTTGTTAATGTTGGCGTTGCCCGCATAGTAACAGGAAATTGAAAACTAAATCCTTCTCCAAATTGGTTGACATTATTAGCAACAAATCCACTCCAAACCACCCCTGAGGCATAGTAATACCGCTGACATAACGCTAACTCTGTGCCGATAGGTCGCTTCTCAAACGGTGTCATGATAAAAGAACCACGCTCTAGTTGCATTCCAGCAAAAGAAACAACAACACCTGAATTCTGAACATTAGTAGGGACAATTCCAACTTTCAAACCAACGGCATTAGAAGGGACTGTAAAGGTGCATACAAACCTAACCCATGAGGTCTGTGGACTAATAGTCTCTGGGAATACTGTAACAGGGACTGTTTGGGACCCGTAGGCATCACTGGATGTGGAGTAGTAGACGCTAAAAGATAAGGTCCCTGTTAGTGCTGTTGCCCCTCTCTTGACCCATGTACTAAATGTCATAGTATTTCCACGCAAAGGAATAACAGCAGAAGATTCTAATGCTTGGAATATCTGCCCGTAGGAATTACTTGCACCAGTAGTCCATTTGTTTGAGTATCTGACACCAACACCAGTTGGGAAATCAGATGCATCTTGTGAAAAAGTAGTTGTACCTGAAGCAAGGTTATACCATCTATCTGCTGTTGTATATCCCGTAGACGAACTAGATGTGCCCCGTTGCCAAATATCAAACCCACCGTTAATTAGATGATTACGGAAACCCTGGTGCGGCGAAAGGAGTTCCGTACCCTGATAAAACTGCGGAGCAAGAACACTACCAGTGCTACGAATTTGTCCATTAACATCTAATTTGTATCCATCAAAAGTCGTCGTGCCTATACCCACAAAATTATTGGTTGAATCAACTTTTAAAGTATTTGTGTCTACAGTGACATCACCAGTAACAGTTAACGAAGAAAAAGTCCCAGTAACATCAGAAGCGTCAGTTGCATACAAGAGACTGTTCCAGGCAGTGGAACCAGTACCAATCTTAAACTTACCTGTATTAGTTTCAAAGCCCGTCTCACCAACGGCAAGAATAGGGTTTACTGAGGCCCAATTAGCCGCAGTGTCACTTCTCAGTTGTATTAGGTCGTTCCTCGGCACTTTCCTGCCCCTTCTGTATAGCGTCAATCGTAGCCTCTAGGACTGCGATACGCTGGGCCTGCTGTGAAATCTGATTCACGAGTGATTCAACAATCTTGTTGACATCTAGTTGTACATTGGACATTTGGTTTCCTATGGTATTTGTGGAAATATTGGATTTAGATTAGATGGCTCATATGTAGCCATAAAATCTCTTAACTCTTGGCGATATGCAAGCCACGCTTCTTTGTCAACTATGACATCAGACAATTGGCTAAAGTCTGATGCCATCAATAAAGCATCTCGGCGTTCACGAACAAAAGAAATTCTTTGTTCATCTGTAAATTTATTACAAAAGTCATCATACAATGAATGTTCTGCAATTTCAATAATTCTTGTCATTTTGTTTCCTTTTATGTTTTGATGATGTAGTTAAGAACTATGTATGGTTGGAGGTTATTGTGTGCGCTACCGCTACCAGCGTTTTGGTTGGTGGCTGTCTGTGCTTGGTTGGTGGCTGTCTGTGCATTGTTGGTTGCTGTCTGTGCATTGTTAGTAGCAGTTTGACCAGCAGTACCGCTATTCCAAGTGATAGCAAGATAAGCGTTACCAACCCACGAGTTAAAACCAGTGTTATATGCACTGTCACGGTATAGGAATTCGCCAGTACCAACAGAGCCACCGTGGTTGTGAGCGTTCTGAGTATGGTTGTGCGAGTTCTGTGTGTGGTTGTGAGAATCTTGTGTGTGGTTGTGACTATTTTGTATGTGGGTGTGAATAGGCATTTCGGCACTAGTCAAAGTATGAGTCTTAGCACCACCAAGTTCACCCATAGTGTCAAACGAAGCATCAGCAGAATCACGACCAACAGGAACTTTACCTTTTAAGTTAGGCAAAGAAAATGTTGTAGAACCATCACCAGTACCATAAGTAGTGCCAATGACAGCAAACAAGGCCGCATAAGTAGTACGACTGACAGCAGTACCATCGCACAACAACCACGATGTAGGGGCAGTAGTAGTCGCCCACATGTTGATTGAACCAGTAGGAACAAGAAAAGCCTGTAATGCCGTGGATAAATCGCCTAAAACAATAGTGTTATCTGTGATCATTGTAGAGGTAACAGTGCCTGTATCCCCAGTAGTAATAACAGTTCCATTAACATTAGGAAGTACTATTTGCCGAGAAACAGTTAAAGTATCGGTTGTTACAAACATTCCATAATTAGATGTGCCACCTGCACGACCCCTAAGAACAATACGATCTTGGCTTGCCGCACTTTGGACTGTGGTGTCACCAATAATTGATACACCACCGCCAAATGATCCTGATCCCCAGCAATCTAAATCTGTAACTGGTACTTTACCAATACCAACTCTACCTACTGAGTCAATAATAAAAGGTGTTGAGTCAGGGTTTGTTGCATCTTCTACTTTTAATGCATTTCCACTACCAGTTTGAGTAATACGAACCAAATCTCCACTGGTACTACCGCTAAATACACCGCCAGCAAAAGCAGGTGATGCAGAGGTTGCAACATCTTGACCGATGGAAATTGTATGAGCAATACCCTCTCCTACTGATGCACCTGTAGTTGATACCCCCGTACCAGCAGTAATAGTTTCTACATAGTTACCCGTAGTGTCAGTACCAAGATCAATAGCATCCGCTACCCATAGTGATCCGTTGTACTTTAGGAACTCTCCTGAAGCAGGTGAGGGCAAACTTACATTATGAAGTTCATCTAACTCATAACCGTTTTGGGTAGCAACATAAATAATGCCGTTATTAGTGGCACGAACTACTACACCAATGAATACCAAGTGGTCTGGTGCTGTGGATTTAGTTGTTGTAAACGCTCCGTCGTCCCCAAGCCATAGAATGTCACCAGCGGTATAACCAGTTGATAGGTCAATACCATCTACATATCCACGAGTAACAACGGGGCCATTTTGGCTTGCCGCAATATTTGCACCAACAACACCAACAGTTTTAGCAGAAGTGGTATCGCTAGTCTTATCCGCTCTTTTTACTGTTGCATGATCACCAGTCGCGCCGAACAAATAAACACAAGTTCCTGTTGTAATGGTTGTTGTTTCAGCATTACGGACATAAGACACGACTGGCGGATAACTGTTAACCCAAGATGTGCCGTTGTATGAAAGACCTTGAAACTCTTCTGGTGCTGTAATGACAACATCTGAAAGGTCGTCAAGGGCTAAAGAACCTGCACCAGGGGTTGTGGGAGTAAATTTAGTACCGTTATATGACAGTACCTGGGCACTTGTAGCCCCAGCAGTGTCAATTTCAATCCCTTTAACAAAGAGGGATTTTAGGAAGTTAGCCATTGTTGTCCTTTAATGACGGATTAAGCAAGAATAACGACTCGGTACTGGTCAGCAGTCGGGGCAGTTGCAAAAGAGACTGTTGTGGTAGTACTGGTGTTCACAATATCAGCGTACACAACTTCTCCGGTAGATACTTCATATACAGACACGATAAGGTCAGCAGTAGCCAAGCCATGGGTAAGGGTATAAGAAGTAGCACTTGTTGACAAAGTAGCAGAGTGCTTTGTCTTAGTCCATACAGGGGCACTAGCACCTGCGAGTAACTGGTAGCCAGTTGTACCTAACGCAAGGGTTGAAGTGGCTCCTGAGCCAGTCTGGTAAACAATAGAACCAGCGGCACCACCAGTAACATTGGTAGCCGTAGTAGCGGTGTTGGCATTACCTGTGTACTGGGAAACTGAAAGAACTTCAGTACCAGCAATCTTTAGGACTTTGCCCGATGCAAGGTTGATGTGCTCGGAAGAGGTCCATGAATCAGTTGCGTCAACCCAGTTCCAGGTCTTATCAGTGGTTCCCTTGAGGGTAATACCACCACCATCTGCTCCAGCGTCTGTGGGTGATGCAGTTGAACCAAGTTCAAGGTTCTTATCGTCAACTGTAATAGTTGTGCTATTTACAGTTGTGGTCGTACCTTCAACGGTAAGATTACCCGCAATTGTTACCGTACCTGAAGCGTTACCAATGTTAAGAGTTGTCGCCGCTCCACCAAAGTTAATGGTAGTTGCGGTGGTGTTAAGTAGATCAAAGGAAGAAGAACCAGTTGTCAAACTGGTGGTAATGGCTGGTGAGGTGCCAAAAACAAGGGCGCCAGAACCAGTTTCGTCTGAAATGACACCAGCCAATTGTGATGAAGTAGTAGCCGCGAACTGACCAAGATTTCCAGTGGTTAGAGCCACATTTGTGACTGCCCCCACGCTGGCGTTAACACTTGTAACACCAGTGCTTGAGGTCAAATATGTATTGGTGTCAACTGACCAATTACTAGCACCATCAGTTTTAAGGAACCCTGCGGTACCAGTAAGAGCGGCAATAGCCGTAAGGTCAGCATCTGCTGGTTGCCAGGTGCCTGAACCACCAGACGAGAGTTCTACCCAAGCAGAGCCGTTGTAATACTTAAGTTTATTAAGTCCACCGTTGGTGTCAAAATAGATACCACCGGCCTTTGCGTTAACGGTAGGGGTAGTCCCTAAGTTATGGATAACGGGGTTTTGGAGTTCGTTACCATTTAAGTTGATGTTTGTTAGAAACTTGGACATTTAAACCTCACGACAAATAGGCTTTACCGCCAAAAGAGGCGTTAAAGGACACAGAAAGTGTGTTTGTTGATATATATGTTACATCACCAATTACAACATTTTCCCCGCTATCTACAACAGATACTGCGGGATAAAACCCTAAATTATGATTTATTGTCCAAGTTGAGGATGACGCGCTTTGTGTGTGTATATAACTACCAGATAATGGTAGTACGAAATTTAGTACTTGAGCAGGTGCTACGCCCGTAATACTCACAGCGGCTGTGCCTGCGGTAACTGTTCCTACAGTAAGAACATTAGGTGGCCCAGCCACACCAGGGTCATGTATCTCCAGCAGACGATCAGCGGGTTCTTCAACCACCGAGTCTGTCTTAGTGCGGGTAACCGTAATAAATGTGCCCGCAGGCTTGGATACCTCTACAGTACTCATGTCGGGGGCGTAGACACCGCTTGCTGGACAAATAGAGTTCCCGATGCGAGGTTGTCCCAATCACCAGCGGAGTCCTTTACGAACAAGTCAAATGAGTGATTACCAGCGGGAATGGTATTTTTATCAGAGATGTGTACCTCTAAAGTAGCGCCAGTAGCAGGGGCAAGATAACCACGGCGGTTACCCGTTAAACCAATAATTGTAGCCTCATTGGGGGCGGTTGCGTACCAGCGTAGGTCTAGGACCGTGGTGCCTGCGGTGTTTTTTGCCTGCATATAGGCATCCGTAACGGCAAGGATGTCACCATTAGCATCGCGCCAGGTGAATGTGCGACGGAAGTCCACATATTGTTTGAACCTGATCTCCATTGCCTGTGAGTCCTCCGAAGGTGTAATGTTGTCCGATTCTTCTACTGAGATGATCCCGCGGACGACTGGTTGGGTAATTGTTGGCGTTTGACCTGAGTAGTACACGAATCGGTTGCAGGTAGCAATAACATCAAATTCAAGATCACCTGCGGGAAGTTCCCGAGTCTGCTCGGCAGTCAGCGCAATAAGAATTTCACCCTTGTTATTAAGGGTAACATTAAACTCACTAACGGTACTATCGCTAGTTTTAATGGCTCCTCGTGCCTCAGTAATTGCCACCAGACGGCGTGTACGGCGATCTTTGACGACGACAAGCCTTTCCCACGGCAAACCCTTAGTAAGTGTGTATGTGGCCCGATTCGTCATGCTCTAATGATACCTCATTCATCATCATCAGGGGTAAGTACTCCTGCCATATGAAATAACAATGATACTACTGAAATGACTACACCAAGGTCACGGGTGGAGCCTGAGAGGGTGATAAGGACTAGACCTGTACCGCCGAGGGTCCAGGCCAATCCTGATGATTCTTTCCATAATTTCTTAAACATGGTTACTGCTTTCGGGTCACTGGGGCGGGCATTGCGAATACGACTGCTGTTGCCGCGACTATTACACGCCGTGCCCCTACCGAGACCGATGATCCCGTTGGCACATAGGTATCAAATTGTCCGCCGAACACATTAATTTGTTCCTGAAATTCTTCTTTTACATCGTCAGGGGCGTCTGTTAGTGCTTCTGACAGAGCCGAAGCCTGTTCATCAGACAATTCACTTGGAACGATGGCATCAATAAGTTCTGTAACCTGCTCATCGGATAGTTCGTTAAGTACTTCTTCGCTAAAGACAGCGGAGATTGATTCCTCGGTTAATTCACTTACATCAATAGATTCTACTAGATTAGTAATTTCTTCATCAGATAATTCGTCAATTGACGAAACTAGTTCATCTGCTAATTGGTTAGTTTCTTCAGGCGTAGGGTTATCAGGTATAACTGTTTCTTCTTCAGGTACGGTCGTTATAGGTGGCTCTGTACTCTCTGGAATCTCTGGAATCGTCGTAGGTGCAGATGTAACAGTCGGGGGCGCACTCGTGCTTGATGTCGTCAGGGGTGTCGGGAAAAAGGGACTTAAAGTGGTTGTAGGAGTCAGAGAAGTTTGAGGGACCTCCACAGTACCAACAGGCTGTGTCGTTATAGGCGTTGTAGAAGGAGCCACAGTAACCGCAACAGTAGTGCTCGTAATCTCCGTAGTAGTTGGGGAGTTTGTTGTCGTTGAGACTTCCGTAGTTGTCGTTTCCTCGGTGGTCGGAACTTCCGTTACAGGCACACTCGTTGTTGGGGCAATAGTAGTACTCGTCGTCGTTGAAGTTGTGGATGTTGTAGTTGGGACCCATGTTGTAGTCGTCTCCGGAATAGTAGTCGTTGTGCTTACGGGATTGCCATTAAATGATAACTCATATTGAATGTTCCAATTAATACCATCACGCCAAACATTAGGCTCCCAGCAACAAGTACCCGCCCGTAAGCGGTAATTACCTGCTGGTACTTCTAAGTCAATCTTAGATTGAAGACCAATATAATCATCATTAGAAATGATTAACTCACCAGTATCGTCATTGTAAAGCCACAATTGGGGGTCTGATTCAAATCCAGGTGACTGATATGTTTGTGCCAAAAACTGGGTTGGTTCTGAGTAGGAGAACCAAAAGTCGGTAATTTCCGTAATTATTGGGTTCGTCTCAGCCTTAGCCGATGGTACTGGAAATATTGCGATGGCTATTAAAGCCCACTGTAGTGATTGTGTGATGCGCCGAAATACGGCGCGCTTCACTTCTTCTTTTCCAAGAAGGATGCAATGTTGGGGTTACCAATAAGGGTAGACGCCCATGCCATTACAGCGGATACTGCGGGCATAAGGATAACGGCGAATTCAGGATTATTGCGGAAGCAATATGCGATAAGTCCTAAGACTGCGCCCTTACCTGTCTGGTCAGCGATCTGATTTTTCATTCCTGTCCTCCAAGTGTTTGTTAAAGCGGTTCTCTAAACGATTCTGATCCTCACGAAGATACTTTACATCTACTTTTACTTCAGTAACGCTCGTGTGGGTATCAATAATCTTATCAGACAACTGATCTAATTTATTTTGAACGATGGCGTGATCCTTGGCATTACTCCTAGTAAATTGAGTAATTAAAGCAATCAATATGCCACCAATTGCGGTAACTACTGAGGCTTGTACAACTTCTGATACGCCAAATGCAAACATGACTTAACGCGAAACGGTGAGTGTCACAGACCACGAGTTGGGTCCAACTGGATAGGTGCTCATCACCACGACATTCCGCCAACCCTCAGCCTTGGCTCGGCGCATCGCAATAGCGCGCACATCGCCAATATATGGGGTGTTGATGTCATAGGTGATGATCATAAGTTATACGAGTATAACTAGTATTTTTTGTCTACTCGTGGGTCTGGCATTCTGCCACCAATGTAGGGGTTATCTCTAGTGTCGTTAACACTCAACCATTGGTCAGCGGCGTCGCCATAATCTTCAACACCATCGTCAAGAAGTGGGTCTACAGTGCTTACGCCATGCATCCTTTGCATTTCAACGGCTTCTTGTTCACTCATTCCACGGTCGCTAAATGCGTAGGTTGCCGTACCGCGACGAGCGTTTTCGCGCATGTCTTCAACGCCATGCATCCACGGACGAGCGCCCGTGTTCTGTCCTCGGTGATTAAGAGTCATCAGTAGCCACGACCCATGTTTCCAGCAACTTCTGACGACACTTCATGATCGCGCAACCACTGATCAGCGGCGTCTCCAGCACCCTCGGGGTCACCACCAGTTAGTGGTACTGTTCCGTATTGATCCTGCATCTGAGCGGCTTCTTCTTCGCTGACATTACGACCAGTGAATGCCTGACGAGCCATACCGCGACGAGCAGATGAACGCATATCTTCAACGCCATGCATCCATGGGCGGGCACCAGTGGGTTGTCCTCTGTGATTAAGTGTCATTATAAAACCTCCGTGTTTCGGTATGGTTTTATTTTACACGATATATCACTACCGTGGGTTAGTCAGAAGTTAATGATTACCAGTCAAGAGGCATGACGACAATTGGGGTTTTTTCTCCGACCCAAGAGCCAAGGATATTAAATTCAACGAACTCCACGGCGTCTTCAAAGTCCATATTGTCACGCTCTGTCAGGATTGCAATAATCTTTTCCCAACTATAAACAGCGAGCACAGGCTCATTGATTCTTTGTGATGTGCCGATAATGGCATCATCCAGACCATCCATTAGTAAAAGATCGTCATGGATACTTGCAAGATGCTCGCGAATAAGGTTAGAACTCATGTGATTCTCCTAATTGTGTAGTTTTTTCTTATATTACTTTTTAGTTACTTTTTATGTAAAAGATGGACCGTTAATTCCAGTCACTTTTAAGTGTTCCTCCGGATTGTAGATGGTGACATCTGCATCTGGACTCCACGCGGCGATACTATCGCGGTTGCCATGATAACCCCAACTTGAGAGTGTGTCAGCAACATTCTCAGTGTTCTTATTAGACTTTGCCCAATTATGGACTGCCTGATGACCCTTACCATAATGGCTCATGTCAAAGTGACCACCGTGATCATCTAACCATTCTTCAGGATCAGATTTACCATAGTCATGGTAATCATTCAGCGCCTGAGTAACTTGGCGCTGACTCTCTAGGTGTGGGTCGTCATTAATATCCCCATAGATACGCAATGCACGAGTTGGTTGTGTCGTGACAACATGGTCACCCCATGCACGGGCATCAATCTCACGGGTAGTCATGTATGCGCCAGGAATACCTGCGATTACATCATCACCTGAGGGTGTTATGCCATGCTGAAGAATGCTCTTAATATTGTGTCCGCTTGTCCCATGGAATAGCGTTTGGTCTTTATTAATATACTCGTGAGCAGGCATTACTCCGTCTTTTCAATTTTGTCAAACACTGCGTTAATCTCTCCAGCGTCTAACTTACCATCATCAATGTATGCCCGCGCAAGTCCTTCAATAACTGTGGACATACCACCAATACCAGCCATGAGGCAGGCTTTCCATAATGGTACACCTGCAATAGCGCCCGCTCCAACCACACCAAGTGCTGAGGCGGCAAATACTGCCAGAATCCGCATACTGATGGCTTTAATATTTGTAATGTCGTTCATGATTGGTCCTCTCCAAATAATGATTGCTGTCCCTCAATTGGCTGACCGCGCTTAGTCTTAGGCGCTTTCTCTTGCTTACTGCGTCGTACACGACCCACCAATGTATTGCGCGCCTCACGAACAACATCAGGGTGGATTGTTTCTACCCCTTCGTCTCCGTCATACTCGTGCATATAATTGCTAAAAAGGGGCATAACACGCCCTCGTGGTACCGTCGCCCGCTTTGGTACATCGCGTTTGTCAACAACACCAAACTTTGCAAGATGACGGACAACTCTGTGGCTGTCCCGTGTCAGGGACTGATCGGGAATTAATGGTAGACCAGACTCAGTGGCATCCTGATGAGCAAGAGCCATCAGGCTCATTGCCGTGGTGTTGTTACCACCCATATTCCCAGTCATCATGGATAACTTACGGTGTGCTGGTTGTCCATAATCAGAGAACAAACGCCCCTGACTAATAACACGAGCATCGGGATTTGTGTTGTAATCCTTAGGGTAGTACTTCTTATCTGCTGGTTCGTTCTTAGTCCACTGGGTGTCATCGTGGTGTTCTACTTGAACTAACCCCAAATCTCGCTTACTATGTGGGTCAAACGCAAAATAGGTAGTTTTTGCTGGTGAACGCCTACCACCTGAGTCTTGTGCTGGTGTATGGAATCTACGGTACTCAATCGGCATATTTATGATTATACTATGTATATGCATGCAGAAGCCTGGACATTCTTAGTCAATAAGTCATTAGAGATATCTCCCAAGTCAATCATTGATATTGGTGGCAGAAACATTAACGGGACACCCCGTGATCTCTGGCCCCAATCCAAATATGTGGCGCTTGACCACATTGGTGGTACTGGGGTAGATATTGTGGCTGACGCCACAAATTGGGAACCGACCCGTAAATGGGACATGGGAATCTGCACGGAGGTGTTTGAGCATGTCACTCCTGAGGATTACCGTAAGATTTTAGTTACCTTGGGAAAGGCCATTAATCCTGGTGGAAAACTCCTAGTTACTTGCGCTACTGACCCACGCGCCCCCCATGCCGCAGTTGGTACACCTGGTATGCCAGTTGATGAGTTTTACGGCAATGTGGATGTAGAAGACCTATCCAAGGCTCTTGTTGAAACCAATTGGAAGTGTGTGGATATTATTATTGATCGCACACATGGTGACATCTATGTTGACGCCATTAATATGAACTAAAAGGGTTCTGCTACAGTACCAATACCCACTGGAAATAGATCGTAGTGTCTGTAATACGGGTCTTCGTTAATTCTGCCCACCCAAGCCTCAGCACAATGGCGATGGTCTTTGGCGCAGATACCTAGCATGGTGATGTGCTTACCTGTCGCCCACCAGAAGTTGCCACCCCAAAATGGATTGGGATTGTCAAAATTAATGGGGTAGTAATGACAACCAGCAGTGGTGTAACCCTCATCTAATACTTCTACGGCCCTTTGCCAGTTCACAATATTAAAGCGCGTCATACCGTTACGCCAGACTTCGTTAATTGGGGCAAAGTTAGCCGCGCCCTTGGTATGTGCGTACACATAGTATGCATCAGGGTCACTGACAGCCATTTCATAAAGTGGGTCAAGAGTTACTTGTTCCCATCCGCTCGGGCTAGTTGCGGCGACATTGTAGACCAATCCCCTTAAAGTAAGGTATTCCTGAGCCATAAGAATGTTCTGAGGTGTTCCCACAAAGCCAATATTCAATGAAGCAAGGTTTTCGTACAGACCATATTGCACTAATGCACGGATATGGTCAACTACACACATCTGCCAGTTACCATCCGCATATAGGTGGTAGAAATGGTGAATTCTTTTGTCAGTCATCCCAAAGGCTCAATTGCTTATGCTCTTCACCCTTTTTAGAACTTCCGAGTAGGTCGCGTATACGGGTACGGGCGGCGGGTACTCGGGAAGATAAATCATCTAAGTGGTAACTAGAACCTGCCATTTCAACCAGATTTTTGTGTTCTTTTCTTAAAAAACTGTCTGACTGCTCAAAACTATGGGTATTGGTTAATCTGTTTTCTGGCATATCTTCAGCAGAAATATGACCACTTTTATGCAATCGGTCAACCAAACCACCGCTATGTTGGGAAAGGTTACTTGATGGGGTAATATTTCTACCAGTTGCCTCAGTAGAGGCATTATCTGCTATACCAAGTAATGTCATTCCGGCAGTTCTACCGCCCAAACCCTCTGCTGAATAAAATCCCGATGCTGTTCTTTTTGCGGGTACATGCCTATAACCAAACATTGCCATTTGTTCACCAGCCATGGCGGGGCGGGTATATGGGGTACTGTTCCAGTTATATTCATTAACAGGAGTATCTGTATGTGTCATCTCCATGTCTGCTACTGGCTTGCCAGTCTTGAAATCAGTTTGTTGAGTAGCATTAATCTCTGGCTCGTGAGTTACATCTAATTTTGCAATTGCCTCACCTTTATCGTTGTGCGCTACATAATCAATATAAGTAAATTGTTTTTGATTTTCTTTATCATTTACTGTAGAGTAAGTTTTTTGTTTTAATGAATATTTAGTCATTCAAAACCCTCCAACTGAAGTTGCTCAGATTTAGGCTCTGAATTAAGGTTTGGTGCAGATCGCCCCAGTGCCCAGCGGATACGCGCCTTTGCATGAGGCAATCGTGACTCTAAGTTTTGATGTGGTACCTGGTTACTGTGGGGGTAATTATCAAGTTTGTTATGTGCATAACTAAATCCAATACCATTATCATCTATTGTTTCTGGTATATCTTCATCAGAAATAGCACCAGACTTATTTAACTTATTAACTAGTGCGTTGCTATGAGAAGAAAGACTGCTGGATGGTTTTAGATGCTTACCAGTTGTAGTTGTAGATGCAATATCAGCCATACCCAACAAGTTCATAGCGGCTGTCTTACCCGCCGTACTATGTCGGGCATATAACTCATGTACCTCAGATCGTGCTGGCCTATGGTAAGTCCCAAATAAAACTAATTGCTCTCCTGATTGAGCGGGGCGAGTCATACCCTCACGCCAAGATGGGTGTGCGTCAAGGTTAGTATCATGCGCCCTCTGACCCTCAGCAATTAGTTTTTCATCACCAGTATCAGGGTTATATGTAGTTATACTTGTACCAGTATGTCCTGGATCATGGGAAATTCTAGCCATAGCAATGGCTTTACCAGAATCATCATGTGCGAAATAATCATCCATTCCACCATATTGGTCACCGTGTGGTACATAGTCGGATGTTCTACCTTGCTCTTTATCACTGGGTGGTACATAACGAGAATAACGAGTCATTCAAAGCCTTCTAACTGGAGTTGCTCGTTCTTAGGTTCAGTATTAAGTGTTGGAGCAGATCGTCCCAATGCTTTACGAATACGGGCTTTTGCATGAGGTAACCGATGACTAAGGTCAATAAGTTGACCATCGGCAAACATACTTCTATGTTGGGTATCTAAAACTTGTGCGGCATCGCCAAAGTTAAGGTCGTTACCTTGGATTAATTCATCAGGTAAATCTTCCGCAGGAATAGCACCTTTTTTATGTAACTTTTTAACTAAACTTAAACTATGCTCTGACAAGTTGTTATCAGGCAGTAAGCCATGACCAAGGGCATCCCTGGATGCATTATCAGCAATACCAAGAATATTCATAGTCGCAAGTTTACCAGCCGTACTATCGCGGGCATATAAACTGTGCAATATCCTAGCAGTGGGCGTATGGTCTATACCAAACATGACTAACTGCTCACCAGGTTTTGCGGGACGAGTATTAGTGCGATCATCATAGTAACTATCTTTATCAGAAACTGAATTAGATTTAACATCTGTGCGTTCTAAATCAACAATAGGGTGTTTTTCTATATGTACCTCATGGGTAGGCATAGCCATTGGGCGACCAGGGGGGTTGTTTATCGGGTTATCATGACGAGGAGCGACCTGATGATTTGGGCGCTGGCGCAGTACCCTCTCATTACCATTCATGGAAGTGGTTGTCCATCCCTCAGATTGCCTTACCTGAGCATAAACCAGTGAGTTACCTTCGCGGTCATGGGCCATATAGTCAACAAGCCTCTTAGAACCCGACGGTGTGATGTATTCGTTAGCGCCTACATAATCGTGGGATAAAGCAGTGTAATTACCGGGAGTATCAGGAGATATGCGCGAATACCTAATTGCATCTTCTTTTTTATCTGCCATTAGCGATTCTCCAGTGGATTAACGGCAGTCAGACCGTGACTGCCAAAGCGTACACCCTCTGCGAATACATTTGATCGCAGATTAGCGTTTGTACCTACTACTTGGGTACCCATAAACTCATCACCCAATCGGTATTTCTTAGTACCAGGAATTCGTTCTCGTAGGCGCACAAGACCTGGCCTAGTGGGCACATTAAAGATTTTCTGATTGTTTAACAGTACGGCACCCTTGCCACGGAACTGGACTGGGGTGTCTTCACCCTCAAGGTCCTCCACTGGCCTACCCTTAACAAACATATTGCGGGTCTTAGCGCCATTGTTATTAATAGCCTGCTCTAATTGAAACTTATCGTATTGGAGGTGTGGTTGAACCAGTTGACCAGCGGTGGTGTGCCCGAGCACCCGATCCACTAAAACACCCTTAGCATTTCTTACTTTGCCACCAACTGAATAGATAGGAAATCCTTTTTCCTCAGAAGCGGGGCTATGCTTATGGATAGATACCTCATTACGGTCCGTTAACTCAGACCAATCAATCATGTTTAGTTTCTGTCCCATAGAACTATTTTACCTTAAATAGTTAGTAGATGCCCTCACAACAGGCATCTCTTTGCCCACAATCAACGCACTTATAGTGTGCATGCTCAGGACGCAGTTCTCCACCGCAATAGACACACTGTGTGGAGGTATCGCATTTATCATCAGACATAATTAAGCGGCAAATTTTTACTACTCAGCGGAAGGATTAGTATTATTCGCCTACTGCGCGACGCAATGGGCTGATGTTATGGCGGTTCGCAACGGCATCACGGATATCATCAACACCAGAAAGGTGGTTAACATAATCCGTGTTTGTCATTCCCTTATCACGGTTTGTCCGCAAATTACGGAGCACATTGTAGGATTGGCTAACAGACACTGGGTCATAAATATTAGCGCCTAGACCTGCTCGGTCTTCTCCCAGCATGGGGTGGATCGCACGGAAGTGACCTTCCCACAAATCAGGGCCTTCATTGAAGCCATTTTTATTAAAGTGCTCCATATCCTCTACATAATCTTTTCGTTTGTCATCTAGATGGATTGCGAGTAGTCGCTGGATGCGGGGTAATTCTCTGTATCGTGCCATGATGGGTCTCCTCAGTACCCTTCGCGGTAAGAGTAGGCTTCGCGGATATCTTGGCGGCTGAACGGTTGATCCTGACCTGAGTCACGATTCTTTCGGTAAGCCTGAAGCATATTGCTTGCCGCCATCTCGTCTACGGGGTCTTCAATGTCTGCGCCAGCATCTTGGCGCTGTGGTCCTGCAATGGAGTGTGCCATACGGAATTCTTCTTCAGCCTGACCATTGTTAGGGTTTTCGTAGTCATCATCGTCACCATACATAAATTGGTGTATTTCCCGTGAACTGTCTAGGAAGTTACCAAGAGCGGCGCTCAAGCGGGGTAGTTCAGAGCGACCCGTGGTTCCAGGATGGAATTGGGATGAGAGGTGTGCTGGACGCTTTGCGATTGCCTTCTTCAGCGGTGCAGACTTTGCCTCAGCGGCAATCTTTCCTGCCATTGATTTTTTAACAGCCATGATGAACTCCTTATCGGGTAATGCTTACTATTATATATCAGAATTAATAACTAAAAGATGTAACGACCCAGTCGTCTCTTTGTAATC